GTCGAGCACCTCGACGACAGCGGCAACGTCATCCAGATCGAGCACGACGACGGCTCCATCACGATCAGCCTCGACGGCAAGCCGGTCGAGGAGAGCGCCGACGAAGACAACGCCGAGTGGTTCGGCAACATCGTCGACAAGATCGACGAGGGCGAGCTGTCACGCATCGCCGACGAGCTGATCCGTGGCATCGGCGACGACAACGACAGTCGCAAGGACTGGATCGAGGACCGCGCGCAGGGCATCAAGCTGCTGGGCCTGAAGATCGAGGTGCCGGGCATCGGCGGCTCCGCCGAGGGCGCGCCGGTCGAGGGCATGAACCGCGTCCGACACCCGCTGCTGCTCGAAGCGGTGCTGCGCTTTCAGGCGAACGCGCGCTCCGAAATGCTGCCGACCGACGGCCCGGTCAAGATCAGGATCGACGACAACAACGGCACGCACCAGACCAACCAGATGGCTGATGCGCTGGAGAAGGACCTCAACCACTACCTGACGGCCATCGCGACCGAGTACTACCCCGACACCGACCGCATGCTGCTGATGCTCGGCTTCGGCGGCCTCTCGTTCAAGAAGGTGTATTTCTGCCCGCTGCGCAACCGGCCTGTCAGCGAGTCGATTGACGCCGAAGACCTGATCGTCAACGCGGCCGCGACCGACATCCGCAGCGCCAAGCGCGCGACGCATCGCGTCATGATGCGGCCCTCGACGGTGAAGCGTCTGCAGATCCTTGGCGTCTATCGCGACGTGCAGCTCTCGACGCCGCTGCCGCAGGATCTCGACAGCGCGCAGCGCGAGAAGAAGGCGCAGCAGGGCGTCGAGCCCGAGGCGCTGAACCCGGAGGACCGCGACCGCGAGATCTTCGAGTGCTACTGCGAGCTGAACATCAAGGGCTTCGAGCACAAGTGGAAGGGCAAGGAGAGCGGCCTCGAAATCCCGTGGCGCGTGACCATCGACGTCAGCTCGAAGCAGATCCTGTCGGTCGTCCGCAACTACGACGAGGACACCGCGGAGCTGCCCGAGGCGCGCCCCGTGTTCGTGCCGTACATGTTCGTGCCGGGCTTCGGCTTCTATCCCATCGGCCTCCTGCACATCCTCGGCAACACGACCAACGCGATCACCGCGGCATGGCGCGAGCTGCTCGACGCGGGCATGTTCGCGAACTTCCCGGGCTTCCTGTTCAGCGACGCCGGCGGCCGCCAGAACACCAACATCTTCCGCGTCCCGCCGGGCGGCGGCGCCCTCGTGAAGACGGGCGGCATGCCGCTCAATCAGGCGATCATGCCGCTCCCCTACAAGGAGCCGAGCGGCGCGCTGATGACGCTCGTCGACAACATCGCCACGACCGGCTCCCGGCTGGGCGGCACGAGCGAGCAGCAGGTCGGAGAGGGCCGCGCCGACGCGCCCGTGGGCACGACGCTGGCCCTGATCGAGCAGGCGCAGAAGATCCTGAACAGCGTCCACAAGCGCATGCACGCGGCGCAGGCCGAGGAGTTCCAGCTCCTCGTCAAGTGCTTCAAGGAGAACCCGAAGAGCTTCTGGCAGCGCAACCGGCAGCCGGCTTTCGCGTGGGACGAGAAGACCTTCCGCGACGCGCTCGACATGTACGCGCAGTCGCTGGTGCCGCAGGCGGACCCGAACACGGCGAGCCACACGCAGCGCATCATCAAGGTGATGGCCTTGAAGCAGCTGCAGGGCATGAGCCCGCAGCTGTACGATGCCAAGGCCGTCGACACCGCGGCCCTGCAGGCGCTGGGCTGGAACAACCCGGAGCAGTTCTTCGTGCCGCCGGCGGCCATGAGCCAGCCCCCGCCCGAAGTCCTGAAGGGCATCGAGGAGATCAAGCTCAAGCACAGCGACCAGCAGATCAAGCGCGAAGCGATGCAGATGAAGGGGCAGGCCGACGCCGCGAAGCTGCAGCTCGATCAGGCCAAGCTGCAACAGGACGGCCAGCTCGGGCAGGCCAAGCTGCAGATCGAGGCCAGCAAGCCCCCGACGGGTCTGGCGCCGCCCGAGGACAAGAGCCAAGAGCTGGCCCTGAAGGCCGCCGACATCGCCTCGAAGGCGAAGGACGTGCAGTTCAAGCAGGAGCGGGCGCTCAAGGAAGACGAGAACCGCGACCTCGAACGGCAGGCAGAGCTGCAGGAGGCGAACCTGCGTCTGGTGGGCGACCTGATGAAGACCAAGGCCTCGCAGTCGCACGCGACGACCGAGCGCGAGGCGCAGCACGCCCACGAGAAAGAGATCGCGCGCATGAAGCCGAAGGCGAAGTCGGATGGCTAAGGACGTCAAGCGCGCGCTGATGATCGCCAAGGCCGAAGGCGGTGAGGTCGCGCGAGGGCAACGCAAGCGCGATGCGGGTTTCGATCCTGATCGAGTGCTCTATCACGGCACCAACAAGGACATTCAGGCCTTCACGCCGAAGCGTGCGGGCAAGCGGGAAACCATGGGCCTGAAGGGCACGCATCTCGCCGACAACCCGGAGTTCGCCAACCTCTATGCCGAGGGGCGCGGGGCCAACGTGATGCCCGTGCATGCGCGCGGCAATTTCTTGGACGCGGGCAAACTTGTGTACGAGGGGTCGCCGGAACATGAGGTTCTGAACGAACTTTTGAAAGGGCAGCGGAATGTTCGCGCTCTCTGGAACACAGATCACGAAGGCAAGCGCGTAGCGCCGCCGCTGCATTCATATCTTGATGCGGTGTCACCGCAGAAGGCCGAGCGCATCCTCAGAGCCAAGGGATACGACGGCGTCACCTATCCCGCGAAGTACGGGTTCAACGATGGCCGAGTGTCGGCGCGCTCGAACGCGACGGTAGTGTTCGATCCGAAGAACATTCGATCCCAGTTCGCGCAGTTCGACCCGGCGCACAATGATAGCGACGACATCAGCAAGGCCGCAGGCGGCAGCGCCACCAAGCGCGCCCTCATGATCGCCCGCGACCAGCGCGCCCTGCTGCGTCGAGTGGCCAACATCTACCCGGGCCCCGGCGGGGGCATGGACCCGTCGCCGGGCGGCGGCGGATACAGCGGCCCCGGCGGCGGCAAGTACATCGGCCCCTCGCACTACGCTGACGGCGGAGGAGTTAAACAGCTATATCACCGGAGAACTAATTCGACGGTCGATCAGAACGGCAGAGTAGGACACATGATGTTTGCTGTCGATGAAGACAGCGTTTCTCACTACGGGAAAAATCACTACACATTAAATTTGAAGCGCCTTCACCCGAAGCATGTGGTCGATGCTGAATCGCCTGCGTTTCAACGCGCGGTAAAGAGAGCGCTTCTGGAAGATCCGGAGTTGCTTGAACAGTTTGGTGCGGGGAAAGAACAGCCTGCACGGGTGTTAGCCGCGCAGCTTGCTGCCGAAGCTGCGCCGCGCGATATTGTGAACTCTGCGGGGTTGTGGGACGCGCCCGAACTCGTAAGTCATGTATGGGACAAAGTCATAGAACCCAACGGCTGGCGAGTTGTTAAGACCCCCGACGGTGCCATCTCTTTTTACCCCGAAGACACAGAAGCGGCGGCCCCCTCGCACTATGCTGATGGCGGCGGCGTCGACGACTACGGCGGCGGGCACCGGCCTCCCGGTCCCGACGGCGGCGCGCCGTTGCACGATCTGACGGCGAACGGCACGGTCTACCCTGATGATGTGTACGGTCCGCAGGGGGCCCGCTACTACGGCACTGGTGATACTTCCATGGATCGCCAGACGCTGAAAATTGCGCATGAAGTAAGGGGTAAACCTGAAGCGCAAATTCCTATTTTTCGCGCGGTGCCTAAGACTGCTGGCGACACCATCAACCACGGTGACTGGGTCACGACGAATCCGGCGTATGCGCGGGCGCACGGTGAGAGTGCGTTGCGCGGCAAGTACAAGGTAATCGGCAAGACCGTGCGCGCCGACGAGGTGTATACGAACGGCGATAGCTTGCATGAATACGGATACTGGTCGCGCGCCAAACGCGCCACCGGCGGCCCCGTCCCGCCCTTCAAGCTCCACAGCGGCGCGGCCAAGCTGATCGCGGCCAAGGGCCAGAAGAAGGCCACGCCGCAGCAGTACGCGGCGATGCCGGGCATCAAGCCCGACGAGCTGAAGCACTCCAAGTTCGACACGCTGGGCTCGAAGGCCCTTCCGCGAGAGGAGGTGATCAAGCACCTTGAGGACAATGCGCTACCCCTTGAAGAGACGCAGCTCGGCGGCGAGGGGCGCAACACCGCGACCAAGTTCGACGGCCCTAAGACGACACTACCCGGCGGCAAGAACTATCGCGAAGTGCTGCTGCACACGCCGGCCGCAGCGGCGAGCGCCGGGTTCCGCGGCCGTCACTGGGAAGAGCCCGACGTCTTCGCGCACGTCCGCATGTCCGACCGCGTGGGGCCGAAGGGCGAGAAGATCCTCCACCTTGAGGAGGCCCAGAGCGACTGGGGCCAGCAAGGCCGGGAGAAAGGTTTTCGCGACGCCAATGCAAGTCGCATGACCGTTGCGAACGAAGGCGGCATATGGCGCGTTCGCGATCCTGCCGGACAGCGCGTCGATCTCAATGGCGCGGTGGGGTTCAGTACGGAAGAACAGGCGCGCGCAGCATTGGCGGCGAACACCCGTGATGTCGGGGGCATCCCGTCGGGCCCCTACGTCGACAACACCCAGAAGTGGACCGACCTCGCGCTGAAGCGCGTTCTGCACGAGGCTGCGCACGGCGGCTACGACAAGATCGTCGTCACACCGGGCGACGAGCAGAACAAGCGTTACGACCTGAGCCAGCATGTGAAGCAGATCATCTCGCAGCGGCGGGGTGACGGCTACGCGCTTCAGGTCGAGGATCACAACGGCAACAAGATATTCGACAACATGAATGGGGTACGTCTGACGCCGGACAAGCTCGCGGAAACTGTCGGTAAAGAGATGGCCGACAAGATTATCAAGGCCGCCGAGCCGGCATCGGAAGATCGTAAGCATCATGTCTACAATGGCCTCGACCTCAGAGTCGGCGGCAGTGGCATGCGCGGCTACTACGACAACATCCTCCCGAAGCGCCTGCAGGCTCTCGCGCAGCAGCACGACCCGCAGGCGAAGGTCAACCTGCACGCGCACGACCTTGCTGCGAAGCCGTCCGACCCGTTCGAGGAGCACAAGCAGCACTACGCCGACAGCTACCAAGCGTTCGAGGGACAGCCGCACGCCAACGACGCCGAACTGCGTGATTGGGCGCGCGATTTCTCCCCTGATGACTTTCACGGCGTCGATGACGACCCGGTAAAGGCCGCGCCCCTGCACTCCCTCGACGTCACGCCGCAGATGCGCGACAGCATCAAGGGCAACGGCTTCAACTCATTCAAGCGCGGAGGGGATGTAGGAACGCGCCAGCGTTACGCTGACGGCGGCGGGTGGCAGAGATATAGGGACGGGGGCAAGGCGGGGGTCCCCAGCGTGCTTGACGCGCGCCCCCGCAAGCAAGAGGCGAAGGTTCTCGCGCCAGAGGAAATCCGCGCCGCTTACAAGACGTTGTTAGACCCGGCGCATATGGATCCGGCGAACGCCATGGAAGCGGCGCGCGTTCTGCGCAACATGACAATTCCGCTCGGAGCCGCTAAAGATCCTGAGCGATCAGGATATTACAATATAGCTCAGCCCAAGGATGTCGGATCAGTACAGACGACGATCAACGATATACCCGGACTCTCTCTTGCTGCGCCCAACAACATGACTTGGAAGCAGGCGCTGCGCGGGATGGGTAAAAATGCGTCTGTAATGCTTCTTGGCGGAGACCGAAGCCGGCTCGGTCGCATCACGCATATTGAAGGCAAGCCGCTCGCGTGGCCCGTGGATGCTCATGCTGGCCCGGCGTACATGTTAGGCCCCAACCCTGACGAGGCATGGCTTGTTGGTAAGGGGGCGCCGGCAGCTAGGGTGCATAAAAAGATTGGAGAGTACGCCAAGAAAGGCCCGGTGTTTGGCGTGTACGCGCCCATGGGGGCTCAGTCAGCCGATAGCGCGCATAACATGCTTGACTTGCTGTTGGCACAGATTCCCAGTTCAAAAATCCCTAAGAAGACCTTAGCGGAGTTTGATAAAAATATCCGCGAAGGTAAGCACTGGCCCGGCGCCACCAAAGACCAGAAAGAAAAACTTAAGACGTGGCCGGGTATCGCCAACGACCCCAAACTGGTGAGCGATTATGTGCGCCCTGAGAACGGTTTTTCGGGCGCGCACCGAGCGGCCATCGTCAAGTACATGGACCAGAAAGCTTGGCTTAAGAAGGGCTTCCCGGCCGTGGGTATGACGCGCGTCGCGCTTACAGACCCGCAATACTTGACGGCACCGGATAACACCATGGGCGGGCGCATCGTCTATCTGGATCCGGCATTGTCAGAAAAGGCGCTCAAGAACCCCAATAGGTTCATGCACTCCACTTATCAAGGAGACCCGGTGGGCGGCACGCATTACGCTGATGTGGATCTGATCCAACGGCAGTTCGGCACCCCGGATGTGACTGAACAGTTGATGTCTAAGATGACGTCGCCCGGAGCCAAGTCCAGAAACGTACCCGAACTCATTCATCCGATGAGCCCCGGCAGCACTGGGCGGTCGTCATATGGCCAGATGACCTCTCTGCACACTCCGGTACAGCCGGTGAACCAGCGCATGGCTGAGAGCATCGACCAGTTCTACCAAAACCGTGAAATGTACCCGAAGAAAGCTGGAGGCCGCACGAAGTATGCATTCGGCGGCGGCATCGACCAGCTGCTGCAGAACCTGAAAGGATCCTTCAGCAACCTCAACCAGCAGGTTGCGGCGCAGGCCCCGCAGCAGCAGCAGGCCATGTCGCAGCAGGCACCCGCCAACTATCAAGCCATGGAACGACAGGCCACGGGGCAGGCTCCCAACGATGCCTACCAGCGCATGATGGCGCAGGCGTTGAACGGCAGGAGCGACGAAGATATGTTTCCGACGACCCCAAAGGTCGCGGCGCCCGCACCCGCCGTTGCGCCACCGCCGGCAGCTGCCGAGGCAATGCCGTACTACCAGACGAACTACGGGCCCTCACCGACCGAGATACTGGGCGGCGACGGTAGCAGCAGCGGCGCCGCAGACGGCGGCGGCGGCACCGGCGGAGCTGGTGCTGCGGGGGCCGACGGCTCTGGCGGCGACGGCGGTGCCAGCAGTTCCGGAGGTGGCAGCGC